CGATGGGCCACTCGGCCTATCGCGGCCGCGCCGCGCCGGGTAGCAGGTACCCTAATGCCTTTTTCTGACCAAAACGATCGTACCGAACGGTTCGGTTCGGTTTTTGCCCCGGCTGTTCGCGCCGGCAGCTTTAGCCCGATTTCGTACAGCCAATCACGTCTCAAAACCAAATGGCCAAAAAACCCATAAAAATTTTTGCAAAAAATTTCGCAGATTGTGTTCCACACTAACAATCAATAAACTCTACCCATGAAAACCACAACCACAACTACGCCCACATGCCCCTGCGGCAATGACCGCCGACCTAACCAGCGCAACTGCCTGACGTGCCACGCTGAGTCAATGCGTAAACGTAGGGCCGTTGTGCCCCTGACCGCTGCCGAGAGGGTGAAGGACAACTGTCGCAGCTATGCTCAGGTGTACCTGAAGCGGGGTAAGATCCAGCGCCTGCCGTGCATCTTCTGTGCAAGCCCCGCCGCTCAGATGCACCATGAGGATTACACCAAGCCACTGGCGATCGTATGGATGTGCCGTGAGTGCCGGATGAAATTACCCAAGATTTCCAAGCCCGGACGGGGTTCTGGAGGGCAGGAACCCCAAAACGACCCCTTTGCTTGTATACGCAAATGACCCCAAAATTTTTTGCAAAAATTTTTTAAAGGACTTCCTAATGGCGCTGCCCCCCGCTGCTGTAAAGACTGACGACGTTGAGGCTGACCGGCTCCGGCTACAGCTGCGGCTTGCGTTGCTGCAGGCGCAGGACTCTGCGCGGGAGAACTTTATAGACTTTGCGCGGTACGTCTGGCCGCAGGCGATAGTTGGTGCGCATCATCAGCGTATAGCGTCTGCGTTTGACCGGGTGGCCAATGGCACCTTGAAGCGGTTAATTATTAACCTTCCGCCGCGCCATACCAAATCGGAGTACTCATCGTATTTGTTACCGGCGTTTATTATGGGCCGTAAGCCGGACACCAAGATTATTCAGGCGACGCACACTGGGGAGTTGGCGGTCCGGTTCGGTCGGAAGGTAAGGAACCTGATGGACACGGAGACGTACAAGGAGGTGTTCCCTGATGCGGTGTTGAAGGCGGACAGCAAGGCGGCGGGTCGGTGGGACACGAACCACGGTGGGGAGTACTTTGCGGTGGGTGTGGGTGGTGCGATGACGGGTAGGGGCGCGAACGTATTGATCATTGATGACCCTCACAGTGAGCAGGATGCGATGTCGCCGTTGGCCTTGGACAACGCATGGGAGTGGTACACCTCCGGCCCACGGCAGCGGTTGCAGCCGGGAGGGGCGATTGTGGTGCTCATGACGAGGTGGGGGACTATGGATCTGACGGCGCGGTTGATCAAGGCGCAGGCGAGCCACAATGCGGACAGGTGGGAGGTGATTGAGTTTCCGGCCATCTTCGACGAGGGGGAGCCTAATGAGCGTCCGTTGTGGCCAGCGTTCTGGAAGTTGGAGGAGTTGCAGGCGGTGAAGGCCTCGTTGTCGCCGCAGAAGTGGCAGGCGCAGTGGCAGCAGAACCCCACGAGTGATGATGGGGCGATCCTGAAGCGGGAGTGGTGGAAGCGGTGGACGAAGGACTACACGCCGCACCTAGAGTATGTGATCCAGTCGTACGACACGGCGTACTCGAAGAAGGAGACGGCGGACTTTTCGGCGATCACGACGTGGGGTGTGTTCACGGTGGACATGGACAGTGGGCCGAGCATCTTGCTGTTGAACGTGAAGAAGGGGCGTTGGGACTTTCCGCAGTTGAAGCGTATAGCCAAAGAGGAGTATCTGTACTGGCAACCGGACAATGTGCTGATCGAGGCGAAAGCGACAGGCACCACGCTTCAGCAGGAGCTGCGGAGGGTGGGGATTCCGGTGACGATGTACTCCCCCGGCGGAAGGCGAGCGGGTCAGGATAAGATGTCGCGGGCGAACTCGATTGCGACGGTGTTGGAGAGTGGGATGGTGTGGGCACCGGACACCGACTGGGCGGACGACCTGATTGAGGAGTGTGCGGCGTTTCCGAACGGGGACAACGATGACTTGGTGGATTCGATGATCATGGCTTTGATGCGCTTTAGGGCGGGAAATTTCATCAGTTTGAGGGATGACGAGGCGGATAAGCCGAAGGAATTGGGGGCTATCCCTGACTATTATTAGGGGCTAGAATGCCAGTGAAGTACGTCTTGCTCATAAGAGGCAATCCCCATGGCAACACCATCCGCTAGAGACATGTTGATGCAGGTTCAGCGTTACGCCAATGGGGGTACTGCGTCCGCCGAGTCGTCTGTGGGTTTGGCAAGGGCGTTGGCGAATGGGACGTCGCAAGAGCAGTACTACCAGAACATTAGGGAGTACGTTGCCAAGAACCCTAACCCGTTGGCTGCGCTGAACGCGGCCAGTGAGAACGGGGTGAGCACGGCGGATATAAACAGTGCGCTGGGCACCAAGGCGGCGTCTGATTACTTCACGATAGACTACAACACCGAGACAGCTCCTAGCGCCAATGTGGCCACGGGCTTTACCTCTGCGTTAGCGCAAAGGTATAACGCACCTGAGGGTCCGGGGCAGAGCGCACTGGACGCGCGGATTAGGGAGGTTAGTCAGCAGTACGCAGCCAAGACTCCTGAGAACGCACAGATCTTGCGCGACCTGTTCATCAAAGAGGGAGCCAGCATTGCGGATGTGCAACGTGCGGGCGTAGACCCTAGCGTGTTGCTGGGGACGGTGGCAAAGACGGTGGGCCCGCCGCCTCCGCCGCCTCCGCCTAAGCTACCCGACATACCCCGCTATACGCCACAGGTCGTGACCCCAGAAACACAAACTCAATATCCACAGCCTAAGCCGTACACGGCTACCCGTGTTTATCAGCCCCTACCCGCGCCGCCGCCAATCTATGGTGCGGGTCAGTCTGCGTTGGACGTGAACTTCCGCAACAGTGCGCCGCGCAGTGAATACGGTCCTTATGGCTACACGTACACCCCAGCGGCGAGCTTGCTTCCGGCAACGGGGGCTGGCACGAGCTGGACACCACCGTCGGTGACGAGCCGTCCGCGTGAGCTGTTGAAGGTGCCGTTACCCACGGCAGCGAACCCACAGTACTCAGCCTCGCAGCAGTTTGCGCGGGACAGGGCAGCGGCGCAGTTGGCGGCATTGCCCGGTGGACGGTTCAGTGGAACGCCGGCACCTGAGGCACCGCCGGTTGACCCAAACGCCCCCGTTGACCCTTACGGCGTTAAGGCAACGGAGTTTCGCTTTTACGCACCTAAAGTAGCGGCAAAGGGTGGCGAAATAAAAAAGTCTGAAGGGTCAGCTCAACAAGAGTTGACCCGCTTTGCCAATGGCGGTCCGGTAGCAACGGACCGTAAGCCGTTGGCCGCAACGGACCCGCTGTATATCCAAACTGACACACCCGCACCGCGCAACCCTGATGCTGTTGCAAGGCCAACCCCGATGAGCCATGCAGACCTGCTCGCCCAAATTGATCGCGGCACCGCCGCTTCGCCTAACGCCGTAACGCCTGAGCGTGACCCGGTGAAGAACGAAAGCGCAGGGATGTTGGCGAGGCTAAACCAAGCGTTTTACGAGAACGTATCAAAACCAGCGGTAGGCACCCTTATCGACACGAGTGTTGGGCTGGGGGACCTTGCCCAGAAGGGCACAAAGTATCTGGCCAACCGTGCGGGGATTGAGACTAAGCCGTTTACGCCTGTCTCTCCGCGCATACAAGAGGCTGCGGGAACTGCTGGGTATGACCCTTACACCATTGGCGGCGTGGCCGCAAGCATCCTGCCGTTTGCCCGTGGACAGCAAGCGGCGAGCAGTCTTCGTACCCTGTTCCCCAACATTGGCCGTGAGATAGTAGCCTATGGTGGCGGGGAGGCAGGGGCGGCAGCTGCGCGTGAGGTGCTCCCCGACTCTACTGTCGCCGAGCTTTTTGGATCTTTTGTGGGCGGCACGGCAAGCAATATTGCCGGACCGGTGGGCGAGAACATACTGGGCATGGCCGTGAAGCCGAGAGGTGGTGTCTTTCGTCCAACTGTTACGGAGGACACTGTACGAGCACCTAGCGGGATCGACACCTTGATAGACGGCTATAGACAAGAACTTGTTAGGGAGGGGACTGTTCCAACAGAGCAAATTGATGACATTGTGGCCAAGGCACGTCGTTATTTTACCACGACGTATGGGACAGCAAAAGATCCGCTTCGTTTGGCTATTTTAGAGGGCGCACTTAATCCCACCTTTAGCGCCTCTGGCTTTTCCGTGGGCAGGCCTCGCTTTAGGGACTATCTATTGGAGGCGGCACGTCGGGACTATACGACCGAACAGGGCGTGGCCGCGCAGGTAGAGGCAGGCACACTGGCCGCTGAAGCCCCGCTAAGAACATCACAGTCGCTAGAAGATTTTGAGAGGCTGTATGATGAGGGAACGGGTTTACAAGGAACCGTTTACCGAGAAAAAGGCGACATTACCCCCGACAGGTTCGACGTAGCGTCTGCTGTTAGGGGCCAACTGGAGGGGGAAGGGGTCCCCGAGGAGCGTGTTAACCCGAACATTAAATCACGTGCCCCAACGGACGAGCTACGTGATGCCGTTGTTTACCCGCATTCCTATGGGAGAGACGCTCCTTTTTACAGGACGCTAATTGCGGGCACTGACCCGACCTTGAAGATGGCAATGGAAAAGGGGGATCCCGTCTACGACATAGTCGCCACGGACCTAGACTTCTTAAATCCATCTAACATAGCCACGGGTATCGGAGGTCTTCCGCTAACAAGTCTTTCTGGAATGACCTTTCCACAAATGGCCGTAAAGGGGGCGAAGATTGCCGCTCTGCGTGGAGATTTTAATGCGGTTGTGGATAGGGCAAGAGCAGGGAAACCTATCCCCAAGATTTTCCTACTAGAGAATGGCGTTAAAAAAATAACGGATGCAGGGGATTCCACATGGTTCCGCATCACTGACTCCATGTACACCAAGTTAGAGGGAGCAGTGATGGGGCACTCTGTCGGGGGATACAGTAGAACGGAGCCTTATGGGCTGGGCAAAAAGGAGGGGGGCGGTAAAGCTGCTTTTGACAGTGGACTAGCGCAGGTGTACTCCTTACGCAACAGCCAGACGGGTAAGCCATCTATAACGGTTGAGATGAGCGGCATCGGCGATGGGCCATTACGCATTACCGAGATATACGGGTACAAAAACGGGGTGCCCAGTCCAGACGAGTGGGACAGTGTATTCAAACTAGCAAAGGAACAGCGAGTAGACCCGTCAGACATGTTGGAAAATAGAGGTTACGGCAGGGACAGCAACGGAGAAGAGCTGCCGACCCGTTTCCCCGTCCCATGGCGGCAGTTGTATAATGGCTACCTACGCGCTGCGGACGAGGCTCCCACCAAAAAAGCCAAAGGGGGAAGCGTAGAACGTGTGTACAATGACCGCAAATACATATAAGGGACCTAGAAATGCCCATTGATAAAGTATCTAACTTGATGCCCGCCTCCGACATGCTGGACATGTTGGGGGATTCGCCTGACATCGAGATCATCCTTGAGGATGACGGCAGCGCCATCGTCGAGTTGGATGAGGAGGACGATAACGAGATTGGGTTCTACGGCAACCTTGCCGAGGTTATTGACCGTGATGATTTGGGTCGCATATCCATTGACCTGATGGCGCTGTTCGAGGCGGACAAGTCGAGCCGTTCGGACTGGGAGCAGATGTACTCAAAAGGCCTTGAGCTGTTGGGCCTGAAGATCGAAGAGCGCACCAAGCCATTCCGTGGCGCAGCGGGTGCCGTGCATCCGATGCTGACAGAGGCGATTGTGCAGTTCCAAGCGCAGGCCTTTAAGGAGCTGATGCCTGCCGGTGGCCCGGTTCGTACCCAGACCGTGGGCAAAGAGACGTTGGACAAGGTCCAGCAGGCCTCGCGGGTACAAGATTTCATGAATTATCAGATCACCTCGGTGATGAAAGAGTACACACCGGAGTTTGATCAGCTTCTTTTCTATACCGGCTACGGTGGATCGACCTTCAAGAAGGTTTATTACGACGAGCAGATAGGGCGCATGGTCAGCCGGCTTGTGCTGCCTGACGACATGTACATCCCCTACAACGGATCGAGCGTTATTTCGGAGTGTCCGCGCCTCACGCACCGCATTTCCATGGACTCGAACGAGTTCAGAAAGCGCGTTTATGCCGGTGAGTACCTTGACGTTGCCGTTACCCCTGAGTCAACCCCCGCTGACGCAAGTCAGATTCGGTATTCCATCGATAAAGCCACAGGCGTAGTGCAGACGGGCGCTCCTGAAGAGATATTCCTGTTGGAATTTCAGGTGGCGTTGGACATCCCCGGCTTTGAAGACATGGGCGAGGACGGTGAACCCACGGGTATTCGCCTTCCTTACGTAGTCACGCTGGACGAAACCAGTGCGCGGGTCGTAGGGGTGCGCAGGAACTGGGTAGAAGACGACGAATTGAAGTGCAGGCGCGAATATTTCGTGCATTACGTGTTGGTAGAAGGGCTTGGCGCGTATGGCTTGGGCTTTGTTCACCTGATTGGCGGACTTTCCAAGACCGCAACGAGCGCATTACGTCAATTACTGGACGCAGGCACCCTGTCTAACCTCCCCGCAGGCTTTAAGGCTAAGGGCGCGAGGATCGCGGACGACGACAGTCCGATCCAACCGGGCGAATGGCGTGACATTGACGCAGGTGGGGCTGAACTTGCCGCTTCGCTGATGCCATTACCCTACAAAGAGCCTTCCCAGACGCTGTTCCAGCTCCTCGGCTTTACCGTTGAGGCCGGAAAACGCCTTGCCAGCACGGCAGACATGCAGGTTGGGGACGGAAATCAGCAGGCGGCGGTCGGAACGACCATTGCGTTGCTAGAACGTGGGTCGATGGTGATGTCCGCTATCCACAAACGGCTGTATTACGCG